CTCATGAGTGCTTAAAGCAAAGGCTGGCACTTCTTCTTCTTCGGTTTCTTCTTCAAAGTCTTCATCATCAAGGTCAATTGCTTCATATTCAACTGCCCATCCATTTTCCTCTTGGAACTGGATAAACTCTTGAATGACTTGAATCTTCTCGAAGTCAAAGGTTTCAACTGTAACTTTCTCACCGCCTGTCCAACCGAATTCCATTTCAAATTTCATGATTTTCTCCTGACGCAACGAATTGTTGCAGTTAAATCGTAGAGCAGTTTTATGTCAGTCAAGTGTCTTTTGGAACACTCCGTTGGGCAATAGTATGCCCTTCCGATTCTTAATTTGATCGTATGCTATTTCCATGCAGTCTACCAGACTAATGTCTTGAAGAACGCAGTAGTTAATAAGGCAGACCATGACATCACCAACAGAATCAACAATAGCTTCTTTGTCCTTTTTGATGGTGGCATCTGCTAATTCTCCTATTTCAGAAACTGCTTTTAAAAGCTGAGACTCTGGGTTGCTATTTGGAATAATCTTGCGAGCTTCTGCCCATTGGATTATCTTTATTTCAATTGCTGCATAGCTCATCTAACTCTCCTTAATTCAATAATTCTTTCAGGTGGTGGTGGAAGCATCTTTTCGCTTGGTGGAATCCATCCATGTTTTCTCCAAAGAGCTTGTACATCAGATCCAGACTCCCATTTAAAGTCTTTTGTAGCTACAGATGGGTAACTAATCTTTGAATGCGGTGGTTTTTCAAGCATTACTTGGCTTTCATAATTCGTTGATTTCTGCCAAACCTGCCACGTTTGACTCCAGAAACTTCAATTAAATCCTTGTCGAGCAAAGCACGATACCTTGCTGTGATTGAGGAATATGGATAGTTTGGATACATATCTAGTATCTGATCTGAGATACACCCGTCTGGGAAGCTCTTAATCGCCTCGTACACCATTTGTTCTAGCTTGGTGCTGTCAACTGCTTGAGCCGCCTGATGGCTCGTTGTAGGGTCTTGGTTTCTGACCAACTTAAATGGTTCAGTACCAAAGAATCTGTCTATTGATTCTTTCATGTTATCAAAAAGATCTCTCATCATTAACTCCTATTGGGTGGGGCTACGACTGCTCGTCTACAAGCTTTCAAAAAGTATAAAACAGCTTTCACCCCAGGTTTATATTAACTTAAAACGGCATATCCATGTCATCAAAACTTGCCTTTTTAGGGGCTTGTTTTAGCTGATACTCTTCTTTGGGTGAGAGGGCTAGTCCCATGAACTTACCGCCCTTACCCTCTTTAATCCATGCAGATAGCCAGAAATCCTGACCATTTACAGTAATGTTCCCTTTGTAATCAGGATGTTTTTCTGATTCCTTTTTGTCATTGCGGAACAAAACACCAGAGTTATCTTTTTTTTCCATTAAATTTCCTTAGCCTTTTTTAATGCTGAACGCACTTTACTGGGAAGCAGGGTCCAGAGAGCAACTTTCTGTTCGCTATCTAGGTTCTCTGATTCCAACTTATCCCAAGCTGCCTTGGGGTCACCTTGCTCACAGGTAGCAATTAAATCAACTGCCATCTCTTGCAAGTACTGTAATTCCTCCAAAGGAATATTATCTGTTGCACCCTGAGTTGGTGTAATCACAGGGGCTTGCTTCTCTTCTCTTATTGGCGGGGAAGAGTCAAGTGCATCATGCTCAACAATCTCCATAGCTGATACCCATAGGTATCTTCTTGTGTACGTTTCTACAGCCCCTAGGTTTTGAATTGGATGGCAACCCTTAAGGTTAGCTTCTGCCATAGGGCTTGTCAGAACGATCTGAGAGCCATCATCTGTATCTGTGATACACAGAGTAGCCAGTTCTTTGTCAAAAGACACTACACCGCACAGACCGATATTATAAAAAATCTCGGTAATTGTGGGGATAAAGTCACCAAGTTCAAAATAATTGTAACCAGCAAACTTGTTGTGGCCTGACTTTTTGAGTGGTGCTTCTTGCAAACTCATTCTTGCCGCTATTAACTTTTTATGTACACCCATGATTTTTCCTTAAAAATTGTCGTCTAATTCAGCATCAATGATTTCTTTTTGATCCTCAATATCTAAGTCTTTAAACTCGATAAAGTGGTTTTCTTGGCAGCAATGCCATTTGTCGCCCTGTGGCTCTAAGCAATAGCAGCAGTACGGAATGTCTGCAAATTGATCTCTGTACTGTTCAAACAATGTCTTCATATTCACTCCTGTTTGTTTATTAAAATGTGGGTTTTTTGTTGCCCACACCCATAATGTGCCATAACTTTTATTTTTTTATACTAGGATAAACCCTAATAGACAAGCATAAAAACAACAGTAGTATTCTGAGCATGAAAACTGAAATACTTGAAAAAAGATGCGCTGAAGCCTTGCTTGGGTACGCTCAAACAATGGCAGATGCTTATACAACCGAACCAGAGGACTTTGATGTGGCTGTAACAGCTTTGCTTGCCAGAACGCTAGAACTACATCTAAACCGAACAATTAACCTAGAGAACCTTTACAAATGACCCAAGAAGCAGTTATCAGAGCATTACAAAACGGCCCACTTACTTCCTATCAAATAGAGGATTTAACAGGCATACCTAGACTGTCCATTGCAGCTTGTTGCACAAAGATGAGCTACAAGAAGAAATTAAAAATCGGGAAAATTAAGATGGGTAGGTCATGGGTTTCTCAGTACACCTTAGCGCCACACATGATTGAGGCTGAAAAGGTAGAAGAGCCTCGTGACTTTCTGAACCCATTTGACATCAGGAACGCAAAGGGAATCTTTTCTAAGGCTGAATATGCGACTATGAACGCCCAGGCTATACGATTGCTTGGCAGACAACCAACAAATGAAATAACCAATAATCAATTTATTTGATACAATGTTTTGAAACACGGCTAGGTGGGGGGTAGCTACCCCACCGAAAAGAGAAGTCTCCCCTCCTGCCGCAGTTTCTTTTTGGGAGAATTGGAACATGAGACAGCTATGCACTATTACCAGTTTCACATTGGTGACTACAAAAGTCACACCCATCATCTTTCTTTGTTGGAAGATTTGGCTTACAGACGTTTGCTAGACTTCTACTTTTTGCATGAGAAACCCATAAAGCACAGGGATGTTGCTCGTCAGATCGGTATGCGTGAGCATGAAGAAGACGTAATGACTGTCCTCAATGAGTTCTTTATTTCAACAGAGGATGGCTTTGTTTCTCCTCGTGCAGACAAGGAAATCAAGCAGTACAAAGAGTTTGCTGAAGCAGGCAAACGTGGGGCGGCTAAAAGGTGGGGAACACCCCCCAATGGGGAGGCTATTAGCCCCCCTAATGCTACCCCAATAGCAACCAATAACCATAAACCAATAACCATTAACCAAGAACCAAAAGTAAAGCAACACAAAGGCTCACGCCTTCACCCAACTTTTACTATGCCTGATGAATGGGGTGAATTTTGCGAACAGGAAAGACCTGAATTAGTCCCAAACAAAGTTTTCAATCAATTTAAAGATTATTGGATTTCACAAGCAGGTCAGAAGGGTGTGAAGTTGGATTGGTTTGCTACTTGGCGTAATTGGGTGAGAAGCACTAATGCACCAAAAGTTAATCCTGCTGACATTGTGAGGCTCACAGTTCCATCAAAGAATGAGCCTAATCTTGCTTTACTGAAAATAGAGGAAGACGCAAAAAAAGCTGTACCGATTCCGCTAGAGGTTTTGGCAAAGATGGCTGAGTTGCGGAGAAGTGTATGAAAGTGTTGCCAATAAACAACTTTGAAGTTGAGCCTTGGTTGCTTGAAAAACACTACGCCAAGCGTATGCCACAAATAATGTTTGCGTTTGGGCTTTACAACGATGACATTCTGGTTGGTGTAGTGACTTATGGCATTCCTGCTTCGCCATCACTTTGTATGGGAATCTGTGGCAAAGAATACTCAGACAAAGTTTTAGAGCTAAATCGAATTTGTTTGTTGGACAACCACAAAAATGAAGCATCATTCCTTGTTGCGAACTCAATTAAGTTATTGCCAAAACCAATGATTGTCGTTTCTTATGCTGATACCAGTAAGGGTCATGTTGGCTATGTTTATCAAGCCACTAATTTCCTTTACACAGGACTTTCAGCAAATAGAGTTGATTGGACAATTAAAGGACAAGAACATAAACATTCAAAGACCATAAGTGATGGTATGACACTTGAGGGAATAAAAGAACTTTATGGTGATGATTTTTATTACACAGAGCGTTCAAGAAAACATAGATATATTATCTTTCATGGTTCAAAAACTGATAAAAAAGTTTTACGTTCTAAATTGAAATACGAAGTTATGCCATATCCAAAAGGTGACTCAGAAAGATATGACTCTGGAACAACTGTAAAAACCCAACAACTTCTATTTGTATGAACTATTTTGAAGCCATGAGACTGTTAGACAGAGTTAAGGAAGGCGTACCATATCCCGTACGTCTAATCAATCAAGCATTGGAGCTTACTGGTGACTTGGAGCAGACGTAATATTGAAGGCCCAAGCGATAGAGTAATCCTAGAGCAAGCAGAAGCTAGGGAACTCTATCGTAATTGGGAGGGAAGTAAGAATCGTGATCTTATTCGTGCCAGACTAGAGAGAGCAGAGCGAATTTACGGCATAGGTGCTAGAGACAGAATCAGGGAATATATGAACCGAATCAAAGATGGGACTCTTTTATGAGATATGCAGCCAGAGTAGATGCCAACCAAGAGCAAATCGTGTCTGCATTGAGGGCTGCTGGCGCTTATGTTTGGATTATTGGTTTGCCAGTAGATCTGCTTGTTGGATATAAGGGTCACACCTTTCTGGTTGAGATCAAGACAAACTCCAAAAAGAAGTTTACAAAACTACAAACAGACTTTTTTGAGAATTGGGCTGGTGGTACGTTAGCTAGGATTGACAACCCAGAAGCCGCATTGAGAATGATTCAGACATTAGGGTAAGTCCCTATGGTATTACACAAACAATTAGGTAAGATTTAATTTTTAACAGGAGTAAATTATGAACACATGGGAATTTGACACAACAGTAGGTGCAGGTAGCGAAGTCGTAACAGTCGTTTACGAATACGAGCAAGACCAAGACTCAACCTACAACGAATCCATTAGAGAGATTTGGTTTGAGGGACGCAACGTCATTGGCCTTCTTTCTGATGAGCAATTTAAAGAGCTAGAGATGGAAGGAGCCATGCGGTTTCAGTATCACAAGCTTAATTACAAAACAGAAGACGTATGACTTTACAAAAAAAAGAACTTTTAATTGGTTGTGGATCTAACCACACCAAAAAGATGGCAACAGATAGAACAACTGGTTTTGATAACTTAACCACCTTGGACTACAACGCTGACCACAATCCTACTGTTGTGTGGGACTTGATGGTTCTGCCATTGCCATTTCCCGACAATGAGTTTGATGAAATCCATGCTTATCAGGTGCTAGAACATCTTGGTCAACAGGGCGACTACAAACTATTCTTTGCTCAGTTCTCAGAGTTCTGGCGACTTCTCAAGCCAAATGGTCATTTCCTTGCGACTTGCCCATCCAGAAGTTCAGTCTGGGCTTATGGTGATCCAAGCCATACAAGAATCATGCAGCTTGAACAACTGGTGTTCCTATCCCAAGATGAGTACAAGAGGCAGGTAGGCAGAACACCTATGTCCGACTTCAGAAATATCTATAAAGCAGACTTTAAAACTGTTTTTGAGGAAGAGGATGATGACATCAGGTTTGTACTAAAAGCTATCAAGAATTGATTTTGTAGCATATAATTCAAGCCATGAAACAACGTGGCGGCTCAAGAAAAGGTGCTGGTCGCAAGAAGATCAGCGAACAAGGTAGGACTATCCGAGCAAGGGTAGCGCCTATCCATGAGCAAGCATTGACCTTGGCAGGGAATGGTTCCTTGTCCGAAGGCATAAGACGTTTAGCTGAGAAGCATTGGAGATTAATTCATGGAGAGCAGCCCCGACAAAGCAATTCAGTATTTGATCGACACCGCACCCTTGTACGCCCAAGCGAAGTCAGAGCGCCTGTACTTGGAGGAGTTCCGAAAGTCCAAGAAGGCTCACCTGATGAGCCAGGCAGGGACGGAAGTTCTGGGTAAACAAGAAACCTTTGCCTATGCCCATGCTGATTACATTGAAGTTTTAGAGGGCATAAAGGCTGCCGTAGAGAAAGAAGAAAAGTATCGCTGGTTGATGACCGCTGCCCAAGCAAGGATCGAGGTGTGGAGAACCAACCAGTACTCAGCCAGAATGGAAATCAGGGCAACCCAATGAATAACAAGCTGAACGCAAAGGAAAGACTACATCTAGCAAGAGTGAAGATGCTTCCCTGTTCAGTATGTGATAAGTCAGGACCCTCAGAAGCCCACCATTACAAACAAGGTCTGCAATACACCTGCATAGCATTATGTCAAGACTGCCATACTAATTCAGTATTAGGCTGGCATGGTCAAAAGAGAATGTGGCATATTAAGAAAATGGACGAGATTGATGCTTTAAATAATACGATTAAAAGATTATTTGATGCCCCGTCTGAAAATAATAATGCTTTCTAATATCAAAAGTTTCAAAAACTTTGAGTTTCCAAAAATTGGTTAAATCGGGTTTCTAAAAAGTAA